TAAAAGATAGAGCTTATTTTAAAGTGCGGGGAGTAGATTTATATGGAGTAGGTACTTTTTCAACAGCATCAACTATTGATTTCTCTCCTCTAACAGAATCTGAAATTGGGGAAAATATAATAACAGCGGGAAAATTAACAACAGGAGAATTAATAACATTATCAGCTCAAATAAAAGATGCAATAATAACTGATGCAAAGATATTTAATTTAGATGCAGATAAGATAGATGCAGGAACAATTACAGCAGATAAGTATGGAGAATTAAGAAATACTTATGTGTATAATTCTTCTGATAGTTTAGATTCATCGTATCCATTTGAAGTACCGTTTAAAATAGTATCTGAATTGGAAGATATTGTATCAGTAAAATTATCATTTTCTATAAGTGAATTTAGAGCATATTCTACTGCTGCTTCATCTGGCGGTGGTTCAACTTCAGGTTCTACACTTAGTGGTTCTCACACTCATCAATTGACATTTGAAAATACAACAAGTGGTAGTCTTGTTAGATTTAATGGTACTACTTTATATAATTTAGGTGGTGGTACTGCTAATATAGGACCACATACAGTAACTCTATCAGCTGTCTCTGATGGGGATTATTTAGAAAAAACAGGTAATCAACTTTTTTGTGATGGGTATGGTGGTACATTTACTACTTCTTCGAACGCTCATGACGGTATACCAGCTCATAGTCATACATTTACAGTTGTTGATTCAGATATTGGGGAAACTCGAGTTGAATTTTATAATTCACATGATACTTTTTCAATAGATCCTGTAGGTGATGTTGGGTCTATTCAAAGTGATTTTTATTTAGGTAGTCACACTCATACAACTCCAGCACACACACACGATATCACGTATGGTATTTATGAAGATTCACAATCACCAACAATAAATGTGTATATAGATAATGGTGCAGGATTTGGAGCAAGTATTGGAGCTTATACAGAAGATCAAACAGATATAAATATTTCAGCCTCAATAACTGGTACTGGGTGGAAGAAAATTAGATTTACTACAGATGATAGATGTAGAGTTCATTCAATCATAGAATGTAAATTAGATATAGCAGCTTAAACAATATATAATAAAAAAATATATTAAAATTTTTTAATTAACAATTTTCTTTATATATGAGGAATAAAATATGGAAATAACTACAGAAGATATTATAGGAAATAGTAAAGCAGATTTTCAATTTTTCACTAAGGATTTAGAAATTAAATCTACTGAAGATAATAAAAGAATTGTTATTGGCTATGCAACAACTAATGATGTAGATAGAGAGTATGAAGTAATAACAGCTGAAGCAATTGAGATGGCAGCTCAAGATTTAATAAATAGTCCTACAGTATTTTATGAACATAGACATAGTGATTTTCCCGTCGGTAAAGTATTAGATGCAAGAGTAAAAGATGGAAAGATGATGGTTGAAGTAGAAATATCTAAAACAGCTGAAAGAGTTTGGACATTACTTCAAGAAGGAATATTAAGAAGTTTTAGTATTGGTGGAAGATTCTTAGAAACAAAGCAGGTTATGGATAAAGAGTTAGGAAGAGAATTAACTAATATTACAAAGATGGAGTTGTTTGAAGTTTCTATCGTTGGACTTCCAGCTAATCCAGCAGCTTTAATAACAAGTGTTAGTAAAGCTATATCAAAATCTTTAGATGATAAAGCTAGGGGTGATGGTCAAGGGCAAGGTGGAGCTAGACAGGGTGATGGTGGAGCTAGTATTTGTGTTTGTCCCGAATGCGGTGAAGAAATAGCACATGTAAAAGGAACTCCTTGTAATAAGATTAAATGCCCTGAATGTGGTGCAATAATGATTGGTAAAAATATAAAAGAGGATAATTTGGAGGAAGATGATATGGGTAGAAAAAAGAAACCAGCCAAAGAAGAACTTGAGATAGAGGTTGAGGAAAAAGAAGAGATTAAAGAAGAAGTTATTGAGAAGGAAGAGGAAGTTAAAGAAGAGCTTAAAGAGGAAGAAATAAAAGAAGAGAAAGAAGAGGTTAAAGAAACCAAAGAAGAGGAAGTAAAAGAAGAGAAGAAGGAAGAGGAGATAGAAGAGAAATCATTTGAAGAGAAAGTGATTGAATCTTTTAAAGCAATAGTTGATGGTTTAGCTGAAATTAAATCTTTAGTTACTACAGAAGTTAAATCAACTGAGGTTGAAGAGAAAGAGGAAGTAAAAGAGGAAGAGAAAAAAGAAGAAAAGAAAGAAGATAAGATAGTTACCAAACGAAAGGGTACAGTAGAAGAGAAGGAAGAATCAACTGAAGATGAAAAAATGCTTGAAAAAATTAAGTCAATGTCTTTAGAGGATATTATGAATACTCCAGAGGTATGGAACTCATTAGATAAAGATATGCAGCAAAGTGTTAAGAATGAATTTTTCAAAAACAGGATATAAGGAGGATATGTAAATGGAATTAGAAATGAAGAAAGCTTTTAAAGAAGCTTTATTTTCAAAGGCAGCAATGCTTGGACAAGACGAATTGTTCACGCCAGATAGTACTACTGGGGATAGTTATTTACCTAAGGTGATTTCTGATGAAATCATAAAAGAGATTTATGAGAAAAATATAGCTCGTCAGCTATTTAGAACAATTAATGTTCCTGGTAAGAATTTATCATTACCGTCAGTTGCTTATGATGATGATAATATTTACCAAGTTGGAAGAGGCGTTGGAGCAAGTGTAATTACAGCCGCAAATGAACTTGAGTATAGCACTTCAGCAGTCGTACTTACTCCTGGTAAGTTAGCTGCAAAAGCGGAAGTAGCAAATGATGATATCAATGATAGTAATCTTGATGTTGTTGATTTAATTCTCGAAGCCTTTGGTACAGCATTTGCCAGAGCTGAAGAGAAAGCTATGTTGTCAGTAACAGCACAAGATGCAAGTTCTTCAACATTCACTAGTATAGTAGAAGGTTTATTCTACTCTGCAACTGATGCAATGAAGAATACATCTACAGTTACAGCAGCAGTAGCAACTGATTATGCAATGTCTGATGCTATTTCAGAAGCAATCAAAGAGTTAGGTGTTTATGCAAGAGATGAGGTCATCTTGATTTGCTCAGATAAATTTGCCCATTATCTTAGAACTGATAGGGGTGTAAAGAATGATGTGTTCGGAAGTTCTCAGGTAGTTCAGAAAGGAACACTTCCTAAAATATATGGTGTGAGTATTTACTCATCTAGTTATGTTGATGATATCGACTCTAACAAGGCTATAGTTATTCCTAGAATGGAACCAGTTATAGGTCAAGGTAGAGGAATTCAAATAAAGAGAAAAGATGACATAGAGAGAGATTCTCAATTATTCATCTGCTTCGAGAGATTTGACTTTAAATTGAGGCATATAACAAGCAGCAAGTATGACGCAATTGCAAGAATAGATATAGTTTCATCTTAACATAGATATAGTTGGGGGATAGAAATATCCCCCATTTTTAAAATTTAAAGTATTAAAGAAAATGAAGAATAAAATACAATGTCAAATTTGTAAAAAATATTTCAAAACAACATCTAATTCACATCTTCTAAGAAAGCATAATATATCCATAGCAGAATACAGAAAATTATTTCCAGAAGCTTCTTTACATAGTCCTAATTGTACTTGTTATATTTGTAAGACTAAAAGAGGAGAAACTAAAGGAGAAAATGGTCCTTTTTATGGAAAACATCATACAAAAGAATCAAGATTAAAAATTAGCTTGAATAATAATAGTTCTGGGATGACAGGGAAACATCATTCAAAAGAATCTCGTGAAAAATCTAGTCTTTCTCATCTTGGATATGTAACTCCTGAAGCAACAAAAGAAAAACAAAGAAAGAATGCGGGAACAGCACACCATAAACTAGATTGTCAATGTTGCTTCTGCAAAAATAAAAGAGGTAATAATCACATCACTGAGGAACACAAAAGAAAAATAGGTTTAAGTGAGCAAGGAGACAAACATTGGAATTGGCAAGGAGGAATTACTTTTGAACCCTACCCATTTGAATTTAACTTTGATTTAAAAGAAAGCATTAGAAAGAGGGATAACTATGAATGTCAGATTTGTGGTATTGAGGAAGAATTACATATTTTATTTTATGGGAGAAGATTAACAGTACATCATGTTACTTATAATAAGAGAGAGTTAGACCCAAATAAATTAGTAACCTTATGTCAAAAATGTCATGGTGATACAAATACAGATAGAGAGTATTGGGAAGAATACTTTTTGAAAGTACATTTTAATTAAGTTAGGAGGCAATGTATTGTTAAACTTAAAGCATATCTCAGAAGTATCCAAAAGAACACGATTCGATCTAACTTCCAGAAAGAGTAAAGTAATAGAACCCAAACCAGGTAAGTATAAACTTGCTTTAATTACTTCATATAGAATCTTAGATAGAACTGAATATAGTAGGACAATCCATACCCTTTTAAAGAATAGATTTTTCATAATATTTGTATCAACTGAAATCCCTTTAAAGCCAATTATTAATGATAATATAATTTATGTAGCAACATCTCCTAGATTTATGGGTACTAATACTTTTGAATCAAAAGAGGATTATGCTAAGTTTAATTTTGTAGTAGGTTTAGGGGCTGATGGGAAGATGGAAGCTAGTAGAATAACATCTACATATCAAATACCATTACTAACAAAATTTGATGTACTACCAGCTAAAATAGAAACAGTAGTAGAAGCACAAGAGAATAAGAGAATACTATTTGATACAAACTATGAAGCATCTGGTAGAGGATTAGGAGATATATTAATATCAACTGCAATAATAAAACAAATAAGAAAGAATAATCCTAAAGCCAATATAACCTA